CCGCGAGCGGCGAGGCGAGTTGAGCTCGCAACGATTCCCTGGCTCAGTAGCGCGTAGAACATGAGCGGCACGCCCTGCTCGTCGAATCTCTTCGGCAAGATGCGAGTCGTGATCTCGGCGACGTTCCCGCGAGCGCTCCCACGATGAACGGCCGCGCCCGGGTGGGTGGACGACGCGACGACCCGCCCCTTGCCGGACGCCTTGATCTTCCAAGACCTGCGGATCGACCCGCCGACCCCTCCGAGAAGGGGCCCCACCTTGTCGGACAAGGGGTGTCGCGGTTTCCAGGATCGCATTCCGCCTTGCGGGTGCGCCCAGGCTTGCGCTCGGAACTCCCTGTCAAGGGATCCCTTGACGGCCTTGGAGACGATCGAGAAGGCCGACCCACGCAAGCCTTGCTCGACTCGGCGGGCGACACCCTCGAAGGTCTCGAAGCGGGACTTGATCGTGAACTTTGCGAGCGGCATCAGGGGCACCCCGCCGTGCCGGCGCACGCCACCAGCTCCCTGAAGGTCTTCGGCGGGATGGACGGACAGATGTCCTCCGGGTCGGCCGTGACGACGGAGACCAGGTCGGGCGCCTCCCCGGGAATCAGGCACGCGCCGGCGGCGAGCCAGTCGAGAAGCTCCTTCCAGCGGCGCTCCAGGGATTTCGTCTGATCCGTCGCGCCGAGCCAGTGGTGGAGCGCGGAAACGACGCTCCAGTCCCGGAGAAGCGTCGCCATGATGTCCGGGCGGTCCACGGCGAGAAGAGGGACAGACTGCCCCTCCTTCCCCATGGCGACGTCAAGCCAAGCGTCGCCGAAAGCGATCCTCAGCACGAGGAACGCGTCCACGTCGGCATCATACTCCGGAGACCCTGGCTCCTCTACGGATGTCCCGTCCGGCACGTAGGAGTTCACCCGCGAGCCCCCGAAGAGCTCGCGGACGTCGTCCGGAGTGCTGTACGGGTCCGCCACGGCCTACCCCTTGCCGGCCTTGGGGCCGCGGGCGCGAAGGGCTTCCCGTCGCTTGCGGTCGGTTTCCTGGACGATCACCTCGGAGCGGCCCGCGATGATCCCCCTCTCGTCGGGCGCCCCGTGGTCGGCCTTGGAATACGGGATGAGCGCCGGCCTTCCGCCGCTCCCCACCGCGAGAAGGCGGCGCGAGGCTGCCTCTTTCTCGTCCATGGTCACCACGGTTCCCGGCGGTGTGATCCTGCCGGGGACTGTCTTGCCTTCCTTGTTCTTCGTCCTACCCTCGAGGCGTACGGATGTCATCGTTACGTACTGCATGGTGCGCTCCTAGACGGCCGCCGAGACGTTGCGGATGAGGACGGCTGCGCCGCCGTTGATGACCGCGGGCAGGGAGAATTGCTCCCAGGGCCAGAACTCCGTAGTCCTGCCCTTCTCTTCGTACCGCTGGCCGGCGAAGCCGCCGCGGCGCGTCCAGTCGACGGCCCAGCGGAAGTTGTTCCCCCACGACCCGTCGAACTGCGCGATGATGCGCGGGTCGTCGGCCTCGATGTAGACGAGGGCAAAGTCGGTGTAGAGGTCCGCGAGATCGTCCGTCGCGGGCGCATACTGCTGAGGGTTCGCCGTCCATACTCGCTTCACGCCGAGGTACGAAGCGAGCCGCGCGAGGTCGGGGAAGGCGTCGGTGAGCTGGTCGGTGACGGTGCGCCACGCCGGGCTTGCCAGGGCGGCGACGGACGACGAATTCGAGAGGAAGATCGTCAGGTCCGGCCTCTGGACGCCGGTGCTTGCCGTGATCAGGGCGGCCGCCGCGGAGATGTCCCCCTGGGGATCTCCGCCGGCCGTGTCCCACTCCGTCGCGCCGGCGAGGGTGATGACGTTGGCCGGGTCGTAGGAGGCGGTGTCCTCGATCAGGTCCGCCTTGACGTGCTCGAGATCCTGGCGGACGATCCATCGCGCGAAGTCCGTCGCTCTCCGGCGAAGGTTCAGACGCGGGTGCGCCACCTCGAATTCGTCACGGTCCCGCGGGTGAGCGTGGCCGTAGCGTTCCATCGTGGCGGTTTCCCACGTGTTTCCGAAGGTCGACTCTCCGAAGCGCGCATGGAGCGCGCGGCGGGTGTCGAAATGGTAGAACCGCTCGAGGCCCCAGACGAGGAACTTGACCTCCCAGGATTCGCGCGGATTCTGGACCTGCGGGATGAGCTGCTCGCCGGGAAGCCTGGTTTCCGTCGCACGACCGAGCTCGATTGCTCGCGTGACGTACGGGTCTTCCTGGAGGCGCGTAAGGGCTGGCAGTGGCATCTGTATCTCCCCTTCCTAGACCTTGTACCGGGTCCCGGAGTAGTCGGTGGTGAGCGTCTGATCGGTCCCGCTCGCGGATCCGGCGGCGACGGCGAGGCAGAGGTCTCCGGCGCTCGCGGTGAGCTTCTGGACCTGACCCGGCGAGGTCGACGCCGAGAGGCCGTCCCCGGGGACGATCGTCTCGCTGTCTTTCACGTCCACCTTGGGGTGGCCGCTGGTCACGACGGTGACGGTGTCGCCGATGGCGATATCGCCGTTCGCGTCCCCGGTGCCCTCGGCGACGAACCCGAGGGCGTCGTCGGTCGCCGCGACGGTCGCGAGGATTCCCATACCGGTGCCCGCGGGGTCTCTCTTGACGGCCCAGAGCTCCCGGAGGACGACGGCGGCGATGCCGGTCGTGACGGTGATGTCTTGCTTCGGAACGAGGGTGACTCCGGGCATTATGCACCTCCCTGCTGTGCGTCGAGAGCTTCGAGCGCGGCCATCTCGGCGTCGGTGTCACCGCCGGCGGCCTCGGCCACCTCGGCGATCCCGCGAGCGGCGGTCGGGTCGGTACTGCGGGCGGGTCGGTAGGGAACCTTCGACTTGAGCCCCTTGACGGCGACGTCGTCCGTCGCCAGCTCGCCGAAGGCGCCCGGCGAGAATCGCGCCGGTCCGGCGGCGGCCTCGAGCTTCACGACGAGGGCCTCGGCCTCATCGGTCTTGCCGACCGATCGCATCGTGGCGACGGCGTCGACCTGGGCCTCGACGAGGTCGGCAGGAACGCCTTTGCAGGCCGCGATCCGGGCGGTGAGCGCGGCGCGGTCGGATGCCTCGGCGCGAGTCGTGAGAGTCCCGACGGCGGCGGTGAGCGTGTCGACAGCGGCGAGGGCGGCGGTGAGCCGCGGATCTTCGGCGGGCGGCGGCTTGGGCGGTTCCACTGGCGGATCCGCCGGGGTGGACGCTCCGAAGAACAGCTTCACGCGTTCGAGGACCGTCCGATCCTCAGGGGTGAGCGCGGCGGCCTGGTCATCGCCGGGCGGTGGGTCGGTCGGCGGAAGTGCGCCGGATTCGGGCTTGGCCATGTCCTGGGCCTCCTGGTCAAGGGACGCGAGAAACGCGTCCATGGTCGGGTAGACACCGTCTAGAAGACCGGTGTCGACTGCCTCCTGGCCGACAAACGTTCGGCCGGAGAAGATTTCGGTGATTTTGGCGTCGTCGAGCCCTCTCGACTCTTTGGCGAATCGCTTTGACGCGTCCGCGAGCCGCGAGAGGCGCCCTCGAATGTCCTTCTTGACGCGTGCGGTCAGCTCGCCGTTGGACTCGTCCGCCTTGAGCCCGGACTCGGAGAAGAACCGCAGGCCGTCGTCCTCGAGCTTTTCCCGGAATCCGATCCGCCAGTTGACGGACCCCACGTGCGCGCCGGGGTGCCCGGCGACGTGGTCGGCCACGAACGACAGCATGGCAATCCCGCTATAGGCGTCCCCCGTGACGTAGGCCGCGGTCGGCGTCGAGGCGGCCTCTATCACGCCCATCGTCTCGAAGACGCGGGATCCGTTGACGCCGAAGCCGTCCAGGTCGAGGACGATCAGGTCGACCTCCGGGTCTACGTCGGCACCCCGAACGGCGGCCTCGAGCTCGCGTAGGCTGCCGACGTCTCCGGGGGCGTCGAAGAAGGAGAAGACGTCGTCATCGCTTCCGAGAACCCCGCGGACGCGAATCCTGGCCACGGATCCGGACAGCGAAGAACGGACCTCGCCCCTGTAGTCGTCGGCGCCAGGGAAGATCGCGAGAGGCAGAAGGTGGGCGGCGTTCCTGCTCATGTCGTCTTGTTTACCACAGCACCATCGTGGTATACAAGCCCTATGGCGTACATATCTACGAAAACAGGCCGCGCCTCGACGATCGGACCGCATTCCGCGGCCCCTCCAGGTGGCTTGGCGGCGCTTCGGCGGAGCTCAGCGGCCGAATCTGCGACCCGCGAGCGCGGCGGGATCACGACCCACACCGGAGAAGCACCATGCCTGAGAACGTAGCCCGATGGAACGAGCCAGCCGACCTCGCAACCCGCCACGGCGCCGGATTCAGCGGCGGCCAGGACGTCTACGACTCCCCGGACCCCGTCCTCCGCAACCTCGCCGGGTGCCCCACCGTCAAGGTCTACTACCACCTCCGGGAGCTTTTCCCGTCCGCCCATGGCGCCTTCCTGCAGCGGCGAACCGTGCTCCTGGGCAAGGGGTGGCACGTCGTCGCCGGCGAAGGTCCGGGCGGCGAGCGCAACGCGGAAATCTTCCGCGCGATCCTCGGCGGTGTCGACTCGTTCGAAACCTACCTCGAGGAGCTGCACGAGACCCTGTGGAACGGTTACGGGGTCGGAGTTGTGACGTCGATTCAAGACCTCTCGGCCGCCGGGAGAACCTTCCAGTCGCCATGGTTCCTACGCCAAAAGCCACCGCACCACTTTTCCTTTACAGTCGACCGCCGATTGGCGTGGACAGAGTCTCAATACGGCGGGTTTTCTCCGGAGAGTGTTTATAACACAAACCCGGAACTACCGAACGCAAACGGCGACCTTTTCCGCTTCCTCGTTTCGTCCGTCGGGACGGATGACCCCTATGGGCTAGGCATTGCGCGATTTATCTATCAAGTTTGGAGAATGTGGCGCGGCAGTATGAAAGACGCCGCAACTGGCCTCAATAGAGCCCTTGGGACTCTTTTCATTGAAGACCGCGGCGGCGGCGGATCGCCCGCCGGAAAGGCGGGATATACCGAAGGCGAAGCGGCGACCATAAGCGCGTCACTCATGGCCACAAAACAAGCCTATGAGGCAACGGGCATCTTGCAATTCCCGCCCGGAATCACCGGCAAGCTCGTCGAGGCGTCAAGCTTCGTCGGCCAAGCCGTCGAGTTCCTCCGGTACCTCGACGAGCTGGCGACCCGCGTCGTCCTCTCCGTCGCCCTCACGACGACCCTCGACGGCGAGGGAAGCCGCGCCGCGGCGCAAGTGCAGCTCGGCCCGATGATCGGCCTGTGCCGCGCCGACGGGCGCAAGATGCAGGAGTGGATCGAGACCTACTTCTACCGGTGGGTCGAGCTGGCCATCGGCTCGCAGATGCGCGAGGACGAGAAGCCGTGCTTCCGGTTCATGCTGGCCGACGCGACGGACAAGGAGCTGCTCGCCGTCCTGATCAAGGCCGGAATCCCGATCGCCGCCGAGCCGCTCGCCCGTGAGGCCGGGGTCACGCTGGCGACCGACGATCCGGAGGAGCTGATCATCTCCGGCGGCGCCCCCGCCCCCGTCCCGCCGGAGGCCGACGAGCCCGCGGACGAGAAGCCGGAGATCGAGGAGGGCGACGAGCCGGAGGAGGACTGACCGGCGTCAGTCCTCGCTCCATGCTGGCCATCTTCTTACCCCGTTGCGGAGGATCATGGCGCCGTCCGGGAATGGCGTCGCCTCGTCGAGTGGACGCAGGGCAGGGTCCACCGACTCGTCAAGGGGAACTGCGGCCATGTCCAGGCACGCAGAGCAGACGTAGAGGTCGAAGTGTTTGACGTCGATTTCACCCTCCCGCCTGTGGAAGACGATCCCCCGGAGGCTGTAGGTGTGCTCGTGTTCTTCGCCTCTCATGGCGTCCTCACGTAGACCACCACCTGCCGGGTGGACGCCTCGATCCAGGCCAGGGAGACCGACCGACGGCGGGTGTCGATCGGCGCGTCCGCGTTGCGACCCGCGAACTTGGCGGCCTTCCAGCGGTCGTAGGGGTAGGTGATCCGACACGCCTGGACGTCGGCGAGCCCGACACCCTCCTCGGAGAGGAAGCACGCGAGGCGCCACAGGGCGACGTCGACCGCGCGCGTGCCGACATGCTCTCCGGGCTCCAGGATGCGATGGAGCGCGTCAAGGAGCCAGGACGCAAGCTCCGGCGGCGTCGGGCCCGACGACTCCGCGGTCGACACCGGCTCGTCGCCGGCGGCCTCGCGCGCCAGGGCCAGCGCGGCGGAGAGGGCCTCGGCGGCGGCCTGAGCTTTCGCGGGGAGAAGCTCCCAGGCCGCGGTCACGCCCGCCGCGGCGTGGAGGAGCTCAACGGCGCCGGCGGCGTCAGGCATCGCCTTCCCCCTCGTCGTCGTCGTTCTCGCGCTGGTCGAATTCGGCGGCCTCGATTCGCGCGCTCGCGGCGTCGAGCCCGGCGGCGGCGTCGGGGAACTTGGCGCGGACCCTCTCGGCGTCCAGCGACCGCAGGCCGGCGGCGCGGACCCTCTCGACCTCCTCGGTCGCCGAGCCGTCCGGCACCGTCGGCGCGGCGGACTCGCCGGTGCGGACGATCTCCAGGAGCTTCTCCGACGTCACGCGCCGCGCGTCGGCCCTGGCGGTCGCCGTTTCGCCGCCGAGGTCGAGGGCCTCGCGCAGCACGTCCGCGGGAATCTCCAGCGCCCTGTCGACCTGCGCCTGCCGTCGGAAATCCGCCGCGAGGTCGGTGACCTCGGAGAGGAACTGCGGAAACAAGCGCTCGGCGCCGACGAGCGCGCCGTCGTCGAGCGTCAGCACCACGCCGACCGCCGACTTCTCGAGCAGGTCGAAGAGGAAGTCCGCGCCGTACTCGCGCCACTTCTCGCCCTCCGGCGTTTCGGACTTGAGCCAGTCGACGGCGCGATCTGACGGGTAGATCTTGATGACGGGTCGCTTCTCAGGCATCTTGCTCTCCTGGTTCGCGCGCCGTTCATCCGGAGCGCGGCCCCATGATAGCGCATCCACCTCCACAGGTCAAGCCCCTTGACATTGAAGGGCAGGAGCGCTATCATGTTCCCGATGCGACGATTACCGAACCGACACGAGAGGAGGACGCCATGCGAGCCAGGGCCGCGGAGGCACGCCGACAGTGGGATGCCAGGAGCCGCCGCGCCCGCCGGTGAGAGCCGGGCTCTACGCCTACGCCCACAACCCCGACCCGGCCGGCGGCAAGCCTCGATCGATTCGCCGCCGGCCTTTCGCCTTGAACATGAACCACGAAGGAGAACCAGATGCACACCCCCGACGAGATCACCGTCCCGACCGTGGGCACCGACGCGCGGCCGTACTACCTGAGCGAGGAATACAGAGACAGCGTCGGCGCCTACGTGGTCATCGCCAGGAAGCTCGGCGACGAGGAGTCCGCGAGGATGATCGCCGTCGAGAGCGACGGCCGCCCGGATGCCCTCCGGCAAGCCTGGGAGGTCTGCACCCTCTTGAACGACGCACACGAGCGCGAGGCAGGCGGCGAGCCGGAGCGCGTCACCCTGGACGTGGACACCATTCGGCGGGACATGGCGACGCGCAGCCTGCGCCCGTTCCCCGACCTCCCGGAGGCCGAGCAGGCGGCCTACCTGCGCGGCATGCTCGCCGCGGCCGACATCGCCGACCAGTCGGGGGCGGCGCAGTGCTCGGACGTGATCCGGTCCACGGCGGCGCACCGCCAGGCCGGCGTGGCGCGGACGAAGGCGGCGACCTCCGAAGGCGGCGAGTCGTGACGCGGGCGGAGGCAGTCGCCGCGGTCGCCATCGCGGTGCTCTTTCTCGTCGTGGTCCTGATCTTCGTCGGCGAGCAGATGCAGGCCCATCAGGCCCTCGCGGCGGAGCGGGAGATGCGCATCGACGCCGAGGAACTCGTCCTTGCCCTGATGGCCCGGGCGGACGAGGAAGCGGCGGAGAGGGCCGAGGAGGTCGGCGCCTGCACCGCCAACGTCGGCGACCTCCTGGGCCGCCTGGAGCGATGCGGCCTCGCGTCGGCCCGCTGGGCAGGTCTCGTCGACACCGTCACCGAGGAGTCGCGCCAGGAGCGGGCTGCGCGCCATCAGATCCTGTGGCACCTCGGGTGGTGCAAGCGGGACCGCGCGGCGGCGCAGTGCGCCCTCGGCGGCGAGCCGGCCTGTGAGCCAGTCGCGATCGGCTGGGGAGGTTCGCCGTGATCGCCGCCACCGTCGAGGTCTTGATCGAGCTTTCCGATGAGGAGGCCATGGAGATCTGCCCACCCGGCCGAGGTGACGTCTACTTCCCGGGGCGAGCACGCCTGCCTCCGGGGGACGTCGCGGGGCTCATCGCGCGGAACGTCGTAAAGCGCGCCAGGTTCAGGCGGGAAGCGACCGACGAGGAGACCGAGGCGCGCCGCGACGCGAACGCCTTCGACGGGGGGGCCTGGTGAAATACAGCCAGGCGAAGAAGGCGTCGCCCGTGAGCGCGCCAAGTCTCCCTGTCGGCTGGGCCGACGGCTTGCGGTGCCTGTCGATCCACCGCCCCTGGCCGGCGGCGATCCTGGAGCGCGGGAAGCGATTCGAGAACCGCCGCCGCGGTGCCGTCGAATGGCTGGCCAGATTCCGGCGTCCGATCGTCGGGGCCTACCTCGGAATCTACGCCACGAAGAGCGTCGACACGAGTCCGTGGGCGATGGAAGTCCATCCGGTCGGGGACGTGGGCGTCGTCGGGGTCGCCAAAGTGGAGAGGCTCGCAAGTCGATGGGGAGACGACTGCCGATGCGCCTACCGGACAGGGCCTTGCGGCGTCATCCTGTCGAACGTCTGGCGACTCGTCGAACCCGTCCAGCCGACGGACTTCGGGATGCGAGGGTGTCAGCTCCAGGGACTCTGGAGTCCGCCGGAGGACATGCGAGTCGCCATCGCGGACGCGCCGAAGTCCTACTGCGGCGGCTTGCTACCGCCCGTGCGCCATGGTAGAACGGGAGTATGAACACCTCACAGCGCGTCGTCGTCTCCCGCCCCGTGACGTCCTCCGTCGCCCTCCCTCGGGGCGTCGGAGTGGTCCGGGGCTCCGCCGTCGGCCGCGTCGACCTGGCCGCTCCGGGCGTCACGGCGATCCTCGGCGTCACCATGGACGAGACGGGCCCCGACGAGCCGAACCGGATCGGCGAGCCGGGGTCTATCGTCGCGTGCCTGCGAGATCCGGCTTTCACCGACCCGGTCGCCGCCGGCGACGGGCTGGCCGTCGGAGATGGCGGCGCCTTCGCCGCGGCGACGAACGGGGATCTCGTCGTCGCCGTCGAAGAGCCGGACGACGGTACCGGTCTCATAATGGGCCAACCCTTGCCTATCGCCGCCGCGGTCGCAGGTGGTCCACAGGCCCTCGGCCTGGCGCGCCACACCGTGACGGCCGCCGAAGCGACGGCGGACTCTGTGGAGATCGACATATCGTTTACCCCGGACTTCTTTAGCACCCAACTCTACCGACCGGTCGGCGGAGGAGTATGGGATTACGAACCCAACTGGTCGCGGTCCGTTGAAATCATCGCTGGACCGAAGGCCAGGGTCAACTCGTCTCCGCCCAACGTGGCCGAAGAGGACGACGTCATCATGTTTTCCTACGCGATCCCGGCGGCGTAGCCTACGCCGTGAACCCGCCGCCCTGAAGCGGTCGGTGATCGACCACCGTCGTGATCTCGGTCCCGTCGGTCACCACCCGATAGATCCGCATCGGCCGACCCGTCGGAACGTCGGTCGACGCCTCAGTCGTGATGCTTCCGTCTCTGAGGACGTAGACGTCGATGGCGGAGTTGATCGGCTGCGCCCCGAGGTCGGTAGCGGTGTCGGACCGCGTCGCTCTGCCGTCCACGTAGGCGTCACCCGGGCCGATGGACAGGTTCAGGCCGGAGACGATGGCCTCGAAGTAGTACGGGTCCGCGCTCGCGGGCGCCTCGATCGTCACCGCCCCGGCGTCGTCCACGGTGACCCACGCGTGGACCTGGTCTCCGGCGGGAACCGCTGGCCGGTCGGTGTCGTCGAGCGGCGCGGTGGCCTTGATGCCCTTCGTCTGCCGCAGGCCGGTCGCGGCGGAGCGGGTCAAGAGGAGGATGTAGGCCTCTCCGGCCGCGAGCGCGTCCCCGTTCCCGTCGGTCGCCGGCACCGGGTAGTCGTCGTCGGCGACCTGCTCGAAGACGGCGCGGCCCTGATGCAGCCAGGTCGTCCGCGGGACGTCGAGCTCGAAGGCCAGCGCACCGGGGTCGATCGCGCCCCCGTCGATGACGTGATAGACCGTCGAGTCGTCGCGCCCGGTCGGAATCACGTTCGCGACGTGCGAGGCCGGAATGGCGCCGGAGCGCGACTCGTCGATCTGCCAGGAGATCTGCGTATCCTGGAGCTTCACCGTCGCCGGCAGGTTGATCCGGAACTCGACCTCGACGTAGGCCCCGCCGATCGGGCCCGGAATCACCGGCAGCTCCAGGCGTTCCCCGCCGCCCTGGTGCAGCCAGTCGGTCACGGCCCATTCGACGTCATCGGTGCCCCCGACGATGCGCGACTGAGCCGCTCCGGCGAGCAGGAGGGCCGTCTGATCGGCCTTGAAGTCGACACCGGACGCGGTAAGCCGCGCCTCGGCCGTGAAGGCCGCGCCGTAGATCGAGTCGACGACGCCGACGCCTGAGAGGTTGTTCCACACGCGGCGGGTCACCGCGGCGGACGGCACGCCGGACTGGACGGTCCCGAAGTCCATCGTCGACTGCGGGACGTCGAGATCGTCGGTGATTTCACGGATGGCGGCTGGCATGGCGTCCTCCTGCTGTGGCGCGCGGTGCGTCCTCGGTGACGATCGGCCGGCTGGCTGTCCCGGCGGCGCGCGCGAAGGCTTCTCGGTCTTCGCAGTCGACCAGGGAATGCTCCGCCGGCGAACTGTAATGCTCCACGGTCTTTGCGTGGCAGGACTTCAGGGCCATCACGAAGCGACGGCGCCCGGCTATGGAGTCGTCGGGGTAGGCGATGAATCTCGACACGGCGTCCTCCTGTGGTAAGATGGGCGGACCGTCGCGACGAGTGCGTCGCCGCTCCGGCCACAATGACGACCGCGAGGAGGTCCCCATGCCCGACAAGAACCCTACCACAATCGACGAGCGCATCCGGAAGCTGGACGCGGTCCAGGCCGTCCTCGACTACAGAGAGAGCCGCCGCGGCTTTCTTTGTGGAGTCCACGCAGCGGCGGAAGCAATCTCACGGATGGCCGGAGACAATTTCCGGAGCGGTAACGACAGGGAAGCGCGCGCGCTCCGCCACCTGAGCGATGAGATCTTGACGTGCCCGGAAGTCTCCTTCTCGCCCGCCGACCTGGACGCCGAGGATTCCGCCTTCGCCACTCGGCGCGAATTCACGAACACCGGGTGCGCCATCGGCGCGTGGATCACCGACGAGACCGAGGGGAAGGCGGTCGCCGCCGGACTGTGGCCCGGCCCGGAGAAGGCGGACGAGTCCAATGGAAGCACCGGCACGTCGCGGAAGCTCGAGGTGATCGCCTGCGCGGCTGATGCGGCGGCGCAGGGCTTGCGGGAGGTAGACGACCTCGCCGAGGAGGTGAAGCGTGGCTGAGAAGCCGATCCACATGGCCGACAAGGTGGCACCCTGCGGCGATGTGTCCGCGAAGTGCTACAAGAGGCCCAGGGCAATTGACCTGAGAAAAGCTTCCTGGGCGCTCGAGTGGAAGCGCGTCACGTGTCCGAAGTGCCTGAAGCTCCGTCCAGACGATGCGAAGACGGTCCGGGACGACTGGTCGCCTCCCCTTCCGGCCGCCTGCAAGGAATGCGGCGAGGCTCTCTACCTGTCGGCCTACCGTGACCTCGACGAGTGGTCCTTGACGCACACCTGTGAGGACGGATGCGACCCCGACGACGTGCCGTGGCCGTTCGTCAAGGACAAGGCCAACAAGGCCGACCTCGAGGCCTGCGGGTTCAAGGTCGAATAGCTCCCGGTCGGATTCCCCGGCCAGCCGACCCCGCCCTTCGTGAATCAGGGCGGGGTCGGTCGTTTCTGGCGCAAAAAGACCGGGCGGTCGCCAATGGCAAACGACCGCCCGGGACCACGGGAGAAGGCCCTACAGCTTGGCGATGCCGTACGGGGTGTCGGAGTCGACGAGCTGGACACGCTCGAGCTCGGTGCCGAACGCGTTGAACCGGATCGCCTCCTCGTCCTCGTTGACACCCCAGACGGTGTCAAGGTCCGGCAGGACGACGAAGTCGACCAGCTCCTCCCCCCCGGCCCACGCGACGGGCGCAGCCGTCAGGTCGGAGGTCGGGTTGACGTAGACGGCCAGGTCGATCCCAACGTCCTCCTCGAGCGAGGGGACCTCGCGTTGCACGATCGTCCGCCCACCGGAGGCGAACCACCCCGAGCGGAAGTAGGCGTCGGGGTCGAACCCCGGAGAGAAGTCGCCCAGGACGGTCTTGTCGGTCGTCACGCCGTCGTAGCCCAGGTAGACGCGCCACCACCTCGTGATCCCCGCGACGCGCGACTTGACCCACAGGAGGACGCCCAGGCCGGTCGGCTCGGTGCCTACCTCGATGTCGGCCTCCTGGAAGAAGACCGAGGCCCCGTGCGACACGAGGTTGACCTCGTTCACCATCTCGACGGATCCGGGGTCGAGGTCCGGGTCGGCCTTCCATAGTCGGATCGGGTAGGGGTCCGGCGCGGCGTCCGGAAGCACCTCACACCAGTACACCTTCCCGTCGTCCGGACGGTAGATCGGCGAGCTTGGCACCCGGCCGCCTCCCGCGGTGTACTCGGAGAAGGTGCCGGACTTGAAGTCCATCGTCTGGATCTTGTTTTCGGCCTTCGCCATACGCGAGCCGGCAGGCAGGCCACCGACCGCGGCCGGGAACGAGCGGCCCAGGAAGTCGACGAGGATCCGCGGTCCGACGGGGTCCTCAATGATGGATCCGTCGGCGCGGAACTGCTCGGCCTTCTGGCCGCTGCCGGTCAACGTGTAGAGGTAGAACGCGGCATCGACCGCGCCGACGCGCTGGAGCTGAAACGGTCCGGCCATCACGGATTCCCCCATAGAGCGGCAAGGACGATGCCCAGGAGCGCGAGGACGACCAGTGCGGAAAGGGCGGCGATGCGCTCGAGGCGCACCACGCGGGCCGCGACGTCGAGCAGCGCGTCGGCCATCTCCTCCGGGTCGGTGACGTCGAAGGCGGCCACGCCGGTGCTGCGCCGCCAGTGATCGAGACGCTCTCGGATACGCATCAGCCGCTCCATTCCCCGACGTCGCCGCAGTCCTGGCACGTGAGGGTCCCCTCGGGGAATGCCTCGCCGCCGCAACGGCACCGCCAGCCCTCGCAGTCGCGGGAGAACTGCGTTCCGATCGTCGACTTCCCGGCGGGCTCTTCGCTCGCGATCCCGCGGATATCCCACCAGGTAGGCGCCTCGGCCGCGTCCTCCGGGCCGATGGCCTGCCACGCCCCGTCGCGGTACTCGACGAGCCAGCGGTACAGCTCGTCACCGGCGGGACCGGTCACGAGTTCGTAATTCGGGATCTTCGAGGCCCAGGCCCTGCCCGGCACCTTGTCGATCCCGTGAATGCTCAGAAAGACGACGACCAGGAAGCCCACTTCGGAGGCGGACCATCTCCCGACCGCGTACGTGATCGCCGCGTCGATCTCGGGGCCGACGACTTCCGGCCGGCCGTCGTCCTGGCGACGGACGAAGAACGACACGCCGCGCTCGTCGCGGAATTCGATCAGCGCGGGAGTGCTCACGGCTCGTCCCCTTCGCCGTCCTGGTAGCTCATCGCCTCCAGGCGGCTGATCAGGGAGCTGACAACGCGCGCACCGACCGAGCCGGCGGCCAGCCCGGCGCGGCCTGCCGCGAGGACTTGAAGGCATTCGTGAAGCATCTGCTGTCGGCCAACCTCGACCAACTCGCCCGCATCGGCCGGCTCCTCGACCGCGCCGAGAAGGGTGACGGCCGCCCCGATGAGCGCCTCGGCGTCATTCAGGAGCTTGACGATGGCGCCTTCTTCGGCCAAGGCGTCCAGGGCCTCCTCGTCGTGCTCGTCGCTCCCCTCGTCGAAGGCTCGCTTGACGGCTTGATGGATCCGCGCGAAGTTGACGGGCTCGCCGCGACTCTCGGCGTCCGCGATGGCGTCGACGATGTAGTCGGCCACCGCGTCGATGACCACGGCGCCCTCCTCGACGAGACCTCTCGTCGTCTGGCCACCCGTCCGCGCGCGAGTCGAAAGGCTCGTGAGCTTTTCGCTGATGGCTTGTTGCGCATCGGACAACGGCTCGGCGGCGGCGGGCATCCGCAGACAAGCCGCCATGGAGTTGCGCAAGCCCGCGACCTCCGAGACGTCGTCATACCTCCCGGAGCGCAGGGCGAAGACGAGGTCGCGAGCGACGTCATGCAGGCCGGCTCGGTCGAATTGTAAGCCGCGAGCGCTTTGAAGCTCCATGACTGCCTCGAGGCCGAGGCAGATGACGGTGGCGTGGTCCGCGTCGATCGCGACGCTCGGGTTCGCGTCGTCCACTAAGGTGGCGAGAATCTCGTCTATCGGCGATGCGCGGCCAGCCGGCTCGGTGATCCTCAGTAGCGCGCCGACGCGTCCGATCCGCGCCGGCGGACCGCTATCGTACCGCCCGCGGATCTGCGAGGCCAGGGCCTCCCATCTCTCCTCTTGCGTGTCGCCAAGACTTGCGACATCTTCCGGCGCCATCTTTTCCAGCATGTCGCCGAGAGATATGAGCCGGGTCCATCTCCCTGCTTTCGCGGACTCGACGGACCCTCTGTCGATTGTGCTCATCGGGTCACCTCGATTAGGCGGCCGACGGCGCAGGAGATGAGATCCTCCGGCTTGACGGTGTCCGCGTCACCGAGGGGTCTCCAGCGGGCTTCGCCCATCGCGTCGGAGCCGAAGCGCTCGAATGCGAGTCGACACATGAGACTGCGCGCGATAGATGGGTGTGAGTGGTACCCCCACGCGACGATCCGGTAAACGTTGCGCTCGTCGCCATCTGGTGACCCGCGGTATATCTCTTTCGGTACCTTGCCTTCGTCGGTGTCCAGGATCCCGACGTCGCCGTCGAAAAGAATGTCTCTGTACGCCCAGTCGGTCATGCTACTCTGATTTGGCATCGTTCGATCCTCCAATGATCGGTCGGTGTAGAGGTCGGCCCGCTCCGTCGCGGTCCGGCCTTTCGTACTCTACCACAGGTTCACGTGATGGCGAAAAAGATCGCCCGCCCCACGTAGGCTCCGCCCTCGACGACGACATCCCCGCGGATCGCCTGCATCCCTGGGCCGATGTCGGGGTCCGCGGCCTGCGGGTCGGCGACCCACACCAGGCCCTCGACGAGCACCTCGTCGTCGATCTGCTCGGGGTTGTCGCCACTCACCGCGGTGATCACCGACAAGGGGTCCTCGCGGAGCCCGGTGCCGACGAAGAGCGTCTCTGTCGTCAGGCCGGCGGGCGCCACGTCGGGGATCGCGCCGGCCAGAGCCACGGGGTCGCCGGCGGAGCTCCGCCGCGTTCCCGGGAAGACGGCCGCGCCGCCGATCGCCGGGGGCTGGTCGGGGAGGACTTGCACGACGCCGGCGAGCCGTCGGCCCCTGCTGTCCTGCGGGCGCACCGTGACGACCTTCTCGCCCGGGCCGACGGTGACGACGCCGGCGGCGGTGAGCGGGTCGGAGCATTCCGAGTCGGCCAGAACCGTCCGGTTCCCGCGGGCGCCGAGGACGGTCGATCGGAACGCCTCGCGGCGCATGCCCGCCTCGTTCTCGAGCTGGCCTCGGAGGGTGGCGTTCCTTTGGCTCATAGCGCCTTCCTGAACTTCCCGCACGTCTCGGCCATGGACAAAGCTTCTCGGAAATCTCTCGCAGAGCGGACCACCTTCGCGCCTCCCTTTGCGAGCGTACTCTCCGCCGAAACGATCCAGACGTCTCCGTCGCATCCCACTCGGACGCCATCTCCGGGCGTCAAATCGCTGTATCCGACGTCTCCGCCGGAGAAGTCGAACTCCCGGCAATCCCAGCAAAACTTGGCACCTCCGGTGACGCGCGGTGCCGGAGGAGTCGGAGGCTTGGCAGTCGCCGGAGGTCTCGCCGGTTGCTTTCTCGCGCCCATCATGACTCCACCGCCCCTCGTCGTTCGCGGGCCGCGCGAGAAAATGCCTGCTCGCCTGCTGCTGTAATCTCGACCCGGACGCCTTCCCCGTAAAAGAAGATGTCATCCTGAGTCATCTCGGCGGGACGACTTGGACGGGCCATGCGGACGACGCGGAAAAGGCCGCGAGGATCTTCACCTATTGGGCAAAGCTCCGTCACCTTCGACATGATGAAAGCCTTCTGGCGGTGCAGAATTGACGCCCTCGCGTCGCGCGCGATACGGGATAACCGATCTTCTCTACGCTCTATCATCGCATTACCCCCTCGGGTCAAGTTTGAAAACGATCTCCCCGCGCAGGACGGCCGCGCAGAAAAGCATGGCGATCCAGTCGTTGAAGAGCGGCTCCTCTTCGTCGTCGACTTCGTCCAGGTCACCGTTCCATTCGTGATAGAGGCGGAAAGCTCGACGGCGTTCGTCCTCCGACCAGTCGCTCGGCCAATCCCAATCGTTGCAAATTCGATTCGAAAATGCTTCGGACGCTGTATCAAGTAGACTTGCGGCAACGGAGAGCACTTTTTCTCTCATACTACCCCCTCGGGTCAAGTTTGAAAACGACTCGCATCAGCACGAGACCGGGGCCGGACCGCGCCGACCTGGCATCCTTCGAGCCGTCGAGCTTGTAGATCCACGCGCGGCGCTGGCCCAGCTCGGCGTCCGGCAAGTCTATCACGACGGGATGGCCGACTCGGAGCCGCGGGTCGATCAGAATCGTGCCCTGAAGCGTCGGCGCGTGGTCCTGTAGACACTCGGTCTCGGCGCGCTCAAGGGCGGCCTGGTCGCTCTCGATGTACGGGTGATCGATGATCTCCGGTGCCTGGCCTAGGAAGGTACCGGTCCCGCAGAAGTGCTCGCCGGAGACGGTTCGATTGGACGCCGAGCGCGCGTCGTCCGGATCGCAGTAGCCGCGCCGCGGCAGGTAGGTGTTCTCGAAGCGGACCTCTCGACCGTTCTCGACGAGCCGCTCGGTGACGTCGAGCTCGGCGGTGATCGATGTATGGGACCGCGCGCTCGTCGCGGCGAACGACTCGGTGACCGTCGTATCGCGGACGCCGCGCTCCATGACCTCGGAGGCCGCGCCTTCGTCGTCGAAGACGTAGGGCTTCTTCTTGTCGCGTGCGAACTTCAGGACGGATTGATCCGTGTCGGTGAGGTACCCGTCGTCGTCACCGGCGAAGACCTTGCGGTCGACGGAGTAGTAGTCGTGGACCCTCTGTCTGGTATCCCGGAAGACCTGAACGTCCGTCGGCGCGTACGGCGGGTCTGACGGGCCGACAAAGTACGCCTCGGCGCCGTAGAAGACCCCGACCCCGGAGGCCGTGAGCTTCACGTCGTTGAGCGCGTAGTCGCCATCCTCGAAGACGGCCTCTCGGAGGTTGTACCAAAGAGAGGTCTTGACGACCTCGAGCATCAGGTCCCCGGGTCGCTTGGCGGTCAAGAGAGAGCCGCCAGTATCCTTCCCGATCAAGATCCTTTGCGCGGGCGTCAGGCCGGAAGTCGACGGGATCGAGCCGTAGTAAGATTGATGGACCACTCGTGACGTCTCGATGAACCGGAAAGCCGGCCACTCGAAAGAGGTCGTCTCGTCGTCCTTGACGGCGTCGGGATCGTAGACGTACGTCGAGACGTAGCCCTGTGGATCTGGAACGCCACTCGTTGCGAGCTGGCGATACCGCGCCGACTCCGGGGCATACCACCCTTCGGTGATCACTTCTTTGATGACGTCGCAACCCTGGGCGCTGGTCGTCCGCGTCGTGATCCGCGAGACGAGAGCGCGACGTGGCGTCGTGTCCACCGAGAGAGCGACCAGGCTGCCGGAGGAGGGCTTCTCCGATCCAGCCTGGGCAAAGTACGCCTGGGGGATGACGAAAAAGTCGTCCCACGTCTCGACGATGGCCTCGGTCGTCACGGCACCGTCACCGCCGTCCGGCAGCTCGGAGACGGATCCGGTCACGATGTAGTGCGTCGGCACGTCGCCGTCGGTCTCGAGCGCCCCCGTCTCCCCGAGGAGGAAGTCGGCCGCGGTGAACGTCCGGACCGGCGTCGAGGTCGGCGACGGGACGAGCGGGACGGCCTCGACGCGGGGCACCTCGGCCTGTGACCACCTGAGCCACCGCCCGGCGCCGTCGGCGGCGCGGACTGCCTCCGGCCAGCCGGCCACGCAGTGGAGCTCGACGGGGTTGACCAGCGGCTCGCCGAACGGCCCAGGGAGCTGCGCCGATAATAGGCCTATTCTCGAGAGGATCTCGCCGACGAGCTCGCCGTGGTTCAGGCCGTGCCCGGGTGGTAGGTTCAGGCTCACGAGGACGCGGTCGGTGCGCCCCCACGCGCCGACACCGGAGAGCTGCAGGACGCGCTCCGCGCCGATGACGGGCCGCGACGAGCTCGTCGCCAAGCCGTTCCCCACGACGATGAAGTCGGTCGTAGCCCCGAGGTGGGTCTCGATCCCGGCGACGATGTCGACCGCGCCGATCCCCGGCGGCGGCGCCCCGCCAAAGGCCTGCTCTGTCAGGACCGGGCCAGAAATCCACGCGCCGAGCTCGTCCACGACCTGCGCCGCGACTTCGAGTCGCCAGGCGAGGCCGGCCTGATCCTCCTCCCAGCTCCACGCGACGACGTCGTCGGCGGTGAGGTTGATTCCGCCAATCGGTCCCTGTGCAAAGGCCTCGGTGTGGACGATCTGGGTAGACGTCGAGGGCGCCAGGGCCTCTGCCAGGTCGCCGGACGGGTCTACGGTCGTCGAGAGGGGGCCAAGCTCTGCCGTCGTGACCCGCGAGAGGATCCCCGGCCGGTACTCCGCCGGCGGAAGCGGGGAGACGGTGGCGAATATCTCGGCGGTGATTCCCATGGGTTGAATCTACGCCCTGCGGGCGCCTCCGTCAAGGCGAGGGCCACCGGTGACAGCCGGTGACCCCCGAGAAAGCCGGACAGGGGCAACAACGGACGCCACGCTACCAGCCGGCAGGAAGCCGGTCAAGTCGGCCCCGAAGAGGGAAGCCGACGAGTTACGATCTCGTCGGCCTCCCGGGAGAGTCACGAAGCGACTACCCCGCCATCTTGCGCTGGATCCACGGCGGGGTCAAGTCGCCAGGCCCACGAAGGTCTACTCCTTCAGGGTCGGGTCAACATCTCCACCCCGTAGATCGCTAGGCAGAAACGGCTCACCCGAGGATTCGTCTCGGCCCTTCCCGAGCCGGTGCATCTCGCGGTCGAGCTCCTTGCGGGCATTCGCCTTCTCGGCCCGTGCGGCCAGCATTTCAAGCGTCTCTTCGTTCTTGTCGTGCATGTCTTCTCCTTCTGGTTCTGTTTCTTCTAACACTTGCGGCGTCAAGATTGTTGGACGGCTCCGCCTCCGTCAAGGCCGGCGAGCCGTCCGCGCCAGGTCGACGAGCCAGCGCGCGAAGGCCTCCGGCGACCTCTTGCGCGCCTCGGCGCTCATCAAGTCCATAGAGCACCGCGGGTATGCCTTCTCGCTCGAGCGCCGCTGTCGGAGCGAGAGCCGCTTGGCGGGCGCCGGCTCGCGGCGCATCGGCAGGACGATCCGCGCCGGGTCGACGCCGACGAAGTAGCACCAGGTCCGCTTCTCGGCGAGGTGGCCGAAGTCGACCTGTCGGAGCTCGATCGTGAAACCTCCGAAGGTGTCCCGCGGCGCGAGCATTGGCGACGTGCCGTAGGCCAACGGGTACGGCAGGGACATCTTCTCCCAGAGGAGGGACCGCTTCGGGTGCTCGAGCACTCCGCCCCACTTGCGGACCTGGAGCACGGCGGCGGGCGCGAGGTGGGGCCCCTGGGTCAAGGACATCTTTGTCCGGTGCTTGACAGCCCGCGAGTGGGGACCGCAGGGCGCGTGGACGACGACCGGGTGCGGACCGCGGTACAGCAGCGCGTCCCGGCTCTCCGGCCATAGGTCGACGCCTTCTATCAGGCGGTACGGGCTCGACTTCGCGAGCACGTACAGCGCGGCCACGTCCATTAGAAAAGCCCCCGCTGGCCCATCGGCTCGAAGTTGATCGTGACCCACTCCCCGGCCTTCGCCTTCTCCGGACACTTCGCCCGCTTGCGCCAGGTGTTCTGCGCGCCGCCCATCGTCCTGTGCAGCTCGACGGCGCGCCATGGTGCCCCGCGGTCGACAAGCTCGGCGATCGGCCCCGCCTCGTGTACCAGGACGCGCGCGCCGGCGTCGTGGGCACCGACGGCCAGCTCGACGATGCGGTCCCGCGGGAGGACGTCGCCGTACCCCGTGGTCCCGGCGTAGGGCGGGTCGACGAGCACCAGGTCCCCCGGCTCGACGTCGGGCGCCCAGGCGTTGAGATCGACGAGAAGCGCTCCGCCCATACCGCCGGTGCGGAAGCCCTCGACGCCGCGAGCGACGGCCTCGCACGTGAAGCGGTCGGAGAAGCCCCATTCTGCCGCGGTCTTCGAGATCTTCGCGTACCCCGCGACACCGCGCCACGCTTCGCCCGCCCACGTCACCGGCTTCGCCGAGAAGTTGCCCTTCTGGACGACCAGCCAGCGCGCCATGGCATCGGCCATCTGATGCTTGCGTAGCCGATTCGCCGAGCGCTCCGGATCGCCCTGATACTTCCACGCCGGAATCCTGCCGCCCCCCGCGCGCCATTCCCCGGCCGGGCTTTCCTCGATCGGTAGGCCGGCGTGCACTCCGGCTTGGACGACAGACCACCGCGCGAGCCACTCGACCGGGCTTCCGGGTGTCGGCTCCGTCGACCACGCACGCCACAGCTCCTCACCATCGAGTGGCGCGGCCCGGATCACCTCGGCCACGTCACCGAGCCAGCCCTCGAAGACGGCGGACCACCACAGGACGACCGCCGGGTCGGCGTCGACCATGACGAAACGGCGCGGCACGTCGCCGAGGAGCTCTATCACGCCGTCGGCGTAGGCTCGCTTGCCGCCCATGCGGGAGACGGGCGCGAAGATACCCTTCGGATGCGTCGTGGACGTCGTCATGATCCGCGAGCACGTCGCGTCGAGGCCACAGCAGAGGGACCACGTCGTCGAGGTCGCCGGATCCTCGACGCCGAGGTCGTCAAGCTCTCGGCGGATTTCCCGCAAGCGTACGCCTCGCGGCGCGTCGGCGAGGTCTCCCGCGGCTGATCTCCTCATTACGACGCGCCGGCTTCCCACTCGTCGACCGCGTCGACGAGGTAGGTCCAGTCCTCGGCGATCACGTCGCCGTGGCAGGGATTCGGGGCGCACGAGCAGACGAGGACGGGGTCCGTGAGCCGGCGAATCGCGGCGAGCGCTTGCATGATTCCTGGCCGCGCGGGGCTCCACAGGTTTCTCCACAGGTAACGCCGGTACGCGTCCAGACAGCCGGCCGGATCGGGGAAGTCGCCCGGCTTGTAGGGGTTGCCCAGGGCGGTGCCGTCGATGCGGTCGTAGCCGACGAGCAGGCGAAGCGAGAGCGTCGAAGCGCGGCCGATGTAGACCGCGCCGGGTGGCCACTCGTCGCCGAGGTGGTGGCGGTTCAGGACTTGCATGAGGTAAAAAGGCCCGCCCCGGGCCGGAGATGAGTCCGGGGCGGGGGTGTCACGCGGAAGCCCTCTCGGAGAGCCAGTCGGGACGGTTCGCGGCGATCCAGGCGGCAACGTCGACCTCGACGACCGGGACGGGCGCCGGCTCGCATCTCCAGACCTGGTAGCGGGAGACGACCGCGTTGACGAACCGCTGTGCGGCCTCGATGTCGAGGCATCCCGGATCGGGCAGGTCAACCTCCGGGGAGCCGAACTTGTCGTCGAGCAACTCGGAGAGCCGGTCCAAGACCTCCCCGGCAAAGTCCTTGCGGTTCTTGACGGTCACGACGTCCCGCTCGTGCGCGAAGATCTCCAGGATGTCGTCGTCGTCATCTATGCCGGTCTTCCCGTCGTGCATGTCGAGATGGGACTCGATCGCGTCGTGAGCGTCGGCGTCGAGATCCTCCTGGCCTTCGACGCCCCACCCGTAGAAGCACCACGGCGCGGCGCTCATGTCGACGTTTTCCAGTTTGATTCGTTTTGTCATGACTGGCCTTCCGTAAGCGTGTCGTTCTCGTCGTTCTCGTTGGTCACCGTGATCGAGACGACCTCCGGGTCGTTAACGGCACCGCATTGGTGGCACACGCCGAGGTCTCCGGCGGCTGCGCTGGCCTTCGCCATTGCCTCCTCGGCGGAGTCGGCCTCTATCGCGAGGCAGGCCCATCCCGCCGCGATAGTCCCACATACCCCATAGGTCGCCATTTACGCCTCCAATTCCACGGAAGGGGTTCGGGCGTCTCCGTCCGCCTCGTCGTCCTCCCGATGAGGTCCAAGAAAGACGATCCCTTCGAGGATGTAGTCGCCCTCGACGGAGACTTCGCTCTCCGTCCCGCCGCCGATGCTGGCTCTCCCGCCGACGATCCCGACCGGCGTCGCGTTGGCCTCGGCCTTGCCGCCGAAACTTCTCCGCCCCGTCCGCTCCCGCTCCAGCTTCACGCGCACCGAGACGCGCCCACCCTCCGCGCCTGGCGTTTTCCGCACGATGCCAGCGAAGATGTCCACGAATTCTTCAATTCTCTTGACGGGTATGTCCCTCATCATCGCGCCCTCCGCAGCCTGACGGTCAGATCCCGATACGTCCAACCGATCGTCGTGGGCTCGCGCTCGTTCTCTCCGGTAAAGCTCAGATCGACGAGCAGGCGGTCCTTCTCCTTGAAGACGAGCTTGTCGGCGACGCGGTCGACGTCGACCAGCGTCAAGTTCAGCTCGCCGAGGTGCCAGACCTCCAGCGTAACGCGGTGGTCGCGCATGTCGTAGGCGTATTCGAAGACGTACGTCTCCCCCTCGGTCGGCGCGATGCGTGCCTCCTTCCGAGGCTTTTCCTCTTGCGGCATGCCGATCCCGTGGCGGAGAACCATCTTCCACCTCTCCGGTCCCAGGAGGTTGACGTAGCCGACCATGTCCTTGTTCCCGTTCCTGACCAACCAGAAGACGTTGTGGAAGCCGTCCGTCGGGTCCTGCCACTCGCCCATGTCCACGGTCATCGACAGCTCGACGCCGTCGTAGGGGCCAGCCGGGACCTTCATCTCGTGCCGCTTGACGGGCTCCTCGGCGGTGGGCGTGAAGTCAGGGAGCTCGAAACAGACGTCGGCCTCACAGTCCCCGGGCGGCTCCGGCGGGTCGACGGGCGGCGGCTCCTCGACGGGCTCCAGGGTGAGCTTGCCGCTCATCGCGTAGAGCTTTCCGCCGAGGTCCACGTAGACCACTCCGTCGGTCGTCGCGTCGCGGGGCAGGACGATCTGCTCGCCCGCCGCCGCGAATAGTGCCATGCCTCCGGCGGCGAGCGCCAAGGCAACAAAGAGGATCTCGACGCTTGGGAATCTTCTTTCTGGGTTCGGGATCATGTCTTTTTCCTTTCTACTGTGGCAGCGCGCGCCGCCGTTTACTTGACTCTCACGGTTTCACCGCCGACCACCTGGACACGTTGCCCGTCTCGAAGCCGTCGGCGAAGATGGCAGGGCCTCCGGGAAGATCGAACGCCACCGCCAGGCCCCACCCGAAGCACGGGAAGGGCGGAGAGACGACCATACCCCACCGCCGGGCCGTTGGATCCCACCGCGGCGGGACGGGCGGCGTATACCACCCGTTGGCGCATGGCGAATCAGGAGGGAGCGCTTCCATGTAGAACGGGGCGGAGAAGCGCTCGCCCCAATCCGTCGCGGGGTCCTGCGCGCTCAAGATGAGCGTCGGGCCGTCGATGAAGACGAGCTCCCACGGGCAGTCGGCCTGCCCTGCGCAACCCGCGGAGAAGGCCAGAAGGAGGGAGACGAGGACGGTCATGTTCTTCTCCTCCTCTCTTCAAGTAGGCGTGACGCCGCGACTCGTCGCGGATGGGTTTCAGTTTCGTCCTCTTTCATCCTCTCGAGGACCGTGGACGGCCAATACTTTCGAAGCATGGCCTGCATGGCGCGCAGGACGTCCGCCTCGAACATGTCGGCGCGACGCTCGCCGGGGAGCCTCTCGGGCACCTTCATGCTGGCACCCGCCGTCGAGTGCCGGCCTCAATTTCGATCTCGCGGGCTTGGCCTTCGAGATCCTCCGCCAAGGCGTCGGAGACCATGGCCATCTCCCTGGACGCTCGCGCGTCGTTGCGGTGTCCCTCAGCGCGGCGGCGAAGCTCTGCCACTTCCTCGGGCACCTTCACGGCATCCCCCACGCGCGCTCGTATCCGCCAAGGATCTTGTCGACGAGCTCGGCTCGCAACGGCTTGCCGCCGCGCTCGAGCTCAGACAGGTAGGCCGGGCTGATGCCCGCCGCCTCGGCGGCCTGGGCTTGCGTCTTCGCGTAGTCCCCGCGGATCGCCAGGAGCCCGGCGGCCGACAGGAGCCTTCCGTCCCGGCAGGTTGGGCAGGTGATGAAGTGCTCGTCGCTGCGGTTCATCGGATCCCCTCGGAAACGGCCCGCAGGGAGGGCTCGAGATCGGTAAACGCGCGACTGGCGCGCTGGGCGGCGGCCGCCACGTCTAAATACCCGGCCGCGAGGGAGTCGCACGACGACTTGAATAGCCTGGCCAAATCCTTCACGGTCAGCCTCCACGTCCGGAAGGCGGCGAGGCGGGTCGTCAGTTTCCACCGCGCAAGGTTCCCGGTTGCGCAGCCTCTGGAGATGATCTTCTTTGCCTGTCGTCTCTTCATGTCCACACTCTGGCATATCCGCTGATCCGCGTCAAGGACAATCTCACCACGGCCCGCCCGGGTCGGCCATCGCCAGGCGAGCGCGGGCGTCCTCGTCGGGGACCACCACTCCGCCCCGCTCCTGCCCCGCCAGGCGCTCGAGCCGGAGGATCTCATAGACCCCGGAGGCCAGGTGGCGGAGCGCGTCGGCGCCGTGGCTCGCATCGTTCTTGTCGGGCGATCTGGCGCCCCCGACGTCGAGCGGGTCGACACCGTCCGGGATGCGCACGCGGTAGCCCTGGATCGCCTCCTGTAGGTACCGGCACCGCTTGTGGACCCTGATCTGCCCGGAGTCGAAAAGCTCCAGGACGTGGCGAATCGACCAGGAGATCCAGCTCGACGAGTTGATCGGGTGACGCTCGCCGGACGGGTCGATCACGGCCTGCAAGTCCAGAAATGGAACGCCCTCGCCGCCGAGGTTGCGCACCCAGCTATTGCCGTCGCTCTCCCGCTGCTTTCCGGCGGGGTCGAAGAAGACGTCGGCCCGAAGCGGGTAGCTGTCGATCTTTTCCATGATGTCGACGGCTGCGGTCGTCCACGCCGTCGTAAGCCAGCTCAGATCCCACTCGATCCACAGGCGCCAGGGGTCCGACTTCTCGAGTAGGCCCAGGAGGCACACGAGCCGCGAGGTAAGCGACGAGCCGAAGTCCATCCCGCCATAGAGCCAGCACCGCCGGCGAAGCTCCGCCAAGCCCGGCTCGTCCTCGTCGTAGAGCAGACTCGGGACGCTGACCGGCCACAGCCGGCCGGGAACGACCGCGCCGGCCTTGCATTCGTACTGCTCGGCGAATTGCTCCTCAGTGAGCCTGCCGCGGGGCCGGATACGACTCTCTTTGAAGTCGTCCGGACGATTCGGGTCAGCTCTCCAGGTCATCTCGCGGACCATGCGCGGATCCATCTCGTTCTTCGTCCGCCAGATGAAATGCCCGGCGAGTGGCGGCGGATTGAAGACGAACCAATTCGACCGCGCCACCGACTCGATCGCCGTCCAGGAAAGGCGCATCGTCGCGGTGTCGACCTTGCCGGCTTCGTCGACAAAGACGAGCGTTCGCCGCTTGCCCTGCCCGAATCCACCCTGAGTTGACTCGCCTGTGATCTCCGAGCCCAGCTCGGCGTCGCGAAGGAGAAGGTGCTTGTCGGCGTACTCGCCGAGAGGCTTCAGCCACGGCGGCTGCAGGGCTTCCAGGAATCGGAGCCGCTCGAAAAGGCTGTCACTGTCACCGCGGCGGTCGACCAGCTCCTCTTTCCGACTTCCCAGAAGGGCGGAGAACCCCGGCTCGAAACGGTGGCGCCAGAAGACCTTATGGAGCACTAGCCAGGTGACGCCGATCTTTCGCGACTTCGGCACCATGGCATCCTCTCCGGCCCGCTCGCGCTCATCGAGCCAGAGGGATAGCTCTTTCTGAGATTCCCAGAGGACGAAGGGCACCGTCCTCCTCGTCGGGTCGTCGATCTCATATGGGTTGTAGACCCACCCGTAATGCCCGATCCAATGAAAGAAGCTCTTCGCGCACAGCGCGCGATCGGCCGCCTGCGCGACTTCATCGCCGGCGATCCTCTTCGTCCAGTCGGCGCGCCGTCGGACCTCGTCGAGCCACGGGTCGGTCACTAGTTGACCGCCCCCGAGTCTCGTCGTCTTCGGCGTTCGCGTAGTCGGTGCATCGCCTCCCGGTGTCCAAATTCCTTACGCTCCGCCGCGAATAGCTTTGATCCGGATAGCGGGTCAGTCGCGCCGCGCAGGCTTACGCGCTCCATTTCGCCATACTTCGGACCGTAGAAGGGCTCGTCGGCTGCGTTGGTCACCTCGACAACGTCCGCCCATAGGCCGATCTTCCCGCCAGCGTCGCGCGGCTCAGAGCGAAGCTCCACAATCCGACCATCAAATAGAATCGCTGGATCGCCCGCGGAAAGGTCTCTCATTCCACCCTCCCCTTGATGAAGTCGAGCAACTCCTCGGCGTCCATCTTCGACACGTCAACCCCCCGAAAGTCAGCCACCTTTACGTTTGCCGTCGTTTCCAGCTTTTGAGCCTGTAGCGGCGGGGCATATCCGACTCCGAGAAGTTGCATCTGATATATGAGCGCCCCGAGAGCTTCGTGCTTGTCGAGCTTTCTTTCCGAGTGCGCCATGGCTGGCAAAGTGCAGATATCGAAGCGTGCCGCAAAATGTGCATAGTTCGGCTCGTCATCATGTCCGCGGTTTAGCCAGGTCCGTAACGTTGTGTCCGAGAGTCCGGCCACTCGCGCGCAGTAGGCCCCGGAACCCCTGTGCCACCTACAGCGGAGCGCTCGGTTCACAAACTGGCTCCCGATCTTCTCGGCCACGAAGTCGATCTCGATCTCCGGCATCAGGAGGAGGTCCGGCATCTCGTCCGGCCACCCGTCGGCGTGCTCCGCCTCGAGCGCTTCCATCAGCTCGTTGAACGTTTCGCGATACGTCATGGTCCGAATTCCTCATCGCCACGGCCATCCTCGAAAGTCGTATCTTGATAGAATTCCGGACACGTATCCGCGGACGTCGTCTCGAATCGCGGCGACCTCCTGTTCAGGCAGTCTCCGCCGACCGGATCGGCGCCAGCATCCCTGGCCCGCGTTACGCGAACCAGTCCGCCGCCGTCGAAATACTCACAAAACGCGCAGGTTGATTCGATCATGGCTCCGTCTCCGGAATCAGCGAAAAGCCGACAACCGGACAGTCCGTCGGCAAGTCGCCGTCGATGTCGGTCGGCGAGGTCATAATCTTGACGGCCTGATACTCTCCCGGAGTCAAGTCCTTCTCTCGGATGACGCGACGGCACGCAACGCGCCCGCCTCGCCCAACCTTCCAGCCGCTCTCGCGCAACGTGAAGCCGAGAAAGTCGGACAATCCCGTCCCGTAGACTACCGCAACGCGATCTCCGGTCTTTATACCGCCCATAGCGCGGGCCGCATGGTTCAACATGATGGCGCCGCTCCTGACGCTGATCTTGGCAGGCTTTCTGAACGTTTCCCACATCACGAAGTCCTTTCCATCTGTCGGTCGTCCTCGCGCATGTCCGCGGCGGCGGCGAGGAAGGTGTTGACGTCCTTCGACGCAACGGGGCAGAAGTCGCCCAGCAGCGCCACCTCGGTCTCGTGCCGCGGCGCCTTCGCCATGATGCCACCGAAGACGACCTGATCGCGTTCGTCGTTCGCCTTGCGGGCGCGGGTCAGTCGCGGTGGCCCATCCTTCGGAAGGCGGAGCACGGCGCCGGTAATGGGCACGTCCAGGGCCTGGTTCACGGCGAGGCAGTAGGCCGCGTCCTGTGGCGGTCCGGACGTCGGGATGGACCCCATCTTGATCTCGAGGACGGTGAGCTCCGCCGCGGTCGGCCACCACGCCGGGGGCGTCGTCATCGCCCCACCGACGTCGAGCGTCCCGGCGAATCGGAACGGCGCACCGCTCGGCGGGTGCACAAGCCCCGAGACGACGTGCTCGGCCATTAGGGAGCGCCAGCCCACCTCGCGCTTGAAGGCCAGCCACGCGTCGAGGAACGGCGCCACGTCGTCATCTGGATCCGCCCAGAAGGGCAGACCCGACAGCTCGACCTCGGCGACCTTCTCCGCGACTCGTCGGCCCAGGTCGAGGACGTGCGCCGGCGCGAAAGCGTAGCCGTCCATCCCGGCGCCGCGCGCGAGCAAGGTGCCGACGGACGGCAAGTCGCGTCCGTCCGCGTCGGCGTAGCGGTGCATCTCGACATCGACAAGCTCGACGCCCGGGGGATCTCCCAGGCGAGCCCGGAGGAGGTCCTGAAGCGGCCGGAGCGGGTCGTCCGCCTTGAGCCTCGCGAACGGCATCAGACGTGCCACCCTTTCCCGGGGTTGGACTTCATGACGTCGCTCCAGAGAAGATCACCAGAGAAGCGTGGCGGGTCGCATCGTCCGGCCAGTCGACGTCGGTCAGGAGGCGGCTCGCCATATTCCAGTGGGTCGGAGAGTGCTCCTCGGGCGCCATGTACATCAAAGAGTCGCGGAATTTGTGGACGCCCTGAGTTGCCTCCGGCGCAAGATCACAAATCTTGATGAGAACTTCGTACAGATTTCTACCCATGTCGAAACCCTTCAGGATGTCAGAGAAGTCGACTTCGAAGCGGACGATGACGTTTCCTTCCCCTAGCTCTTCCCACCCGTCCGGAGGGTTGTCGCGCGAGGTGGCGCGGTAGGTCGGTTCGTACTCGCGCGAGACGTCGAAGTGGTGCCACTCCGCGCCGACGTCGCTCACCATCCGGACGGACACCTCGATGTCATCTCCGGATTCGTAATCTTCCGAGTCGAGTTCACGATAGCGCTCCGCGGCGGACTCGGCGTCGGCGGCATAGACGGTCCTCTCGATCTCGTTGGATATTTCCACGACCTGCCACGCCGGCGGGCACTTGTGGTGATCGCTCTCGCCCCATCCTTCGCATATCTCGCATCGCGCGAAGCTCATGGCGTCCCGCCCTTCGCGGCGATCCGCTCCTGGGCCGCGGCGACCATGCGACCGATGCCGGCCTCGGATATCGCGCCGGCGGCGATTCCGAGCTCGTCCTGAATCGCCTGGATCTCCTTGATCCCGTCGAACCCCGCGGCGTCGAGGGCGGCGACTGTCCCAGCGATCGTGTCGTCGGAGCCATGGCCCCTCGGCTCGCGCACCTTCTCCGGCGGCGGCGCAACGAAGTCTTCAGGGCCTCCGGCCGGCCCGCCCATCGCCTCGATGTCTTCCGCGATCGACACCCCGAGAAGGATCTCCGGGCAGTGCCTCCGGCACCACCACACCGCGCCGACATAGCAGAGCTTTTGATCTTGCCCTGGGCCGGTTTCATACCACATCTTGTTGGGCGGCACGAAAGCGTTCTTCTTGCTCGACCACTGCTCTTTGGCCCACTGCCGGACGGATCCGCGAATCTCGCGCGGCTCGCTTTCGCCCTTGAGCTTCGCGGAGACGACTACGGTCCGGTCGTCCTTGCTCCCGGAGTGCTCGAAGTCGAGGTGACCGTCCACGGCGGGGTGGCGGCCTATCACACCGATCGCCACCTTACCCTCGACGCAAAACTTGCCGCCGGGGCCGATGTAACACGAGTCCGCGAGCTGCCAGGGGTTCATCTTCCACGTCCACGCCATCATGACCAGCCGGAAGCATCGCGCGGCGGTCTCCTCGAAGTTCTTCCCGGTGAACCCCTGCGGCGTCAGGCCGCTCATGGCGATGGCGCGCGCGACGCGGTAAGACTGGTCGAACATGGCCGTGTCCATCCACGCAATCTCCGACTTCGAGACCGACTTGACGACCGTGGCGGCAGGCTTCGGGATCAAGTCGACTGGGCCTTGCACGACCAGTGCGTCGGCCACAAGATCTTGACCGTTCGCGCCGCTCATGACTCGATCCCTCTGCGGTGCGCCGCGATGGCGTCCAGGTCCGGGTGCCCCTCGACGTCGCAGGGCACCAGGCATGCGACCGGTGCGCGGTACGTACGGATCGTCACCACGCGGCGCTCGTCGCGGACGAGCTCGACGTAGGCGGACAGGTGGGTCCGCGCCTCGACCATTCCGGGGTCGGACTTCATGACGCCGCCGCTCACTGGCATTCTCCGGCGACAAGCGCGGCAAGTCGGGCCGTGCACCCCGGGCGTCGGCGCTCCTCTCCGGCGGTCGGCCGGCGCGTCCGGAGGGCCGCTCTGTGCGTCGATTGCTTCCAGGATTCCATGATGATGATATCGCCGGCATCGGATGCGCAGATCCTCGTAAAGATCTTCTTCGCTTGTCGGTTCTTCATGTTCGCTTCCTCGCTTTCCGGCCGGTGATTCGGCCTGATTTCATCGTGGCACAGTTGCTGCGGTCCTGTCAAGGTCAATCTCTGCCCAGAACGCGGCGGTGATCGTCCGCTTCCGCAGGTACTCGGCGAGCCGGCTCGCCGCCGCGCGAGCCGCCGCCTGTTTCCGCGTCAGGTTCCGATGGCACCGCACACAGGCCGTCGCGAGGTTCTCGGCGACCGTTCGCCCGCCGTCGGCCTTTGGGGTCTCGTGATGCGCCTCCCAAGGCCTCCGCCGCCCACAGAACTTGCACACCCCGCGGTCCCGGGCTTGGCAGATGCGACGAGCGCGACTCATTCCGGGCCCCCGACCGCCTGCTCGAACGTGTCGCGGAGCCCTTCGCCGATCCGCTCGAGGACTTCCTCGGCGACGAGCTCGGGGCAGGGCAGTCGCGGCCAGCCGGTCGACGAGCACCGGACCACGGCCACCGACGGCCGGCCGTGGCGCGTCAGGACGAGGAAGTCGACGTCGTCGCCCTCGACGAGGTCGGCATAATGCGAGAGGCTGGCGCGCGCCATGCTCAGGCTCACCCGCTTGCCGCGTCGCTTCACTTCGGCACCTTGATCGAGTTGATCAGGTCGAGGAAGCGCTGCTGGACGACGTAGGATGCCTCGCCGCTGATCGCGACGAGGACGAGCCGGCCGCCGCTTGCTTCTGCCGCCAGGGACTCGAACCAGGTCTCGACCTCCTCGGGGTCTACTCGCTTCCGAAGCTTGGCGAGGATCGACGGCCACGATCCGACCGGCTGCGTGGTCTCGATCCGGCAGGACCCTACGGGCTGAGCCGACAGAGGCTCCGCCCGCCCGCCGCTGTGCGCCGAGGTGGCGCGCCGACGTCCGGAGCTCCTCCGGATCTTCTCGGCGCGCTCCTCGATCCACGTCGGCGCGCACCCCTGCCAGCCTGTCGACGTCGCGTCCCGGTAAATCTCGAGGGTGGCCTGTTTCGTGGCGTCGTCACCTCGCCAGGACAGTTCTCCGAGCGCGTCAAGCTCTCCCTGCCAGGTGTCGACGGACTTCGTCACCCTGCACTTCCGGATCCTGTCGGCGACGATCGGCAGCGAGAATCCGATGGCGACGAGCGAGAGCGGCAAGGCTAGGATCTCGCCCAGGGCCTCGGCCGGTACGGCCTTCCGGATGTTTCCGTCCTTCGTGACCCACTTCTCGGCGCCAGACGTGGAGGGCGGGGCGTCCGCAACGCTCTTCTCCATTCTAGGATCTAGATTCTCGGATCTAGGATCTAGAGTAGGGGTCCGGGTGGCAAGCCCTTCCGATCCGGGGTCTAAGGGCTCCCCGGCGGCCTCGAAGACGTGCGCCCACGGCTCGGCGTATCTCCGCGCGAAGTCCTGCCATATCAGAGACTTGCGCCACTTCGCCAGGAGGGCAGGGAGGGCACCGACCAGGCTCTTGACCCGGTTGTCGTTGAGGTTCGGCGCCTCGCCGTACTCGTGCCGACCCGCTTCGACGACGAAGGCCATCTTGAAGCGCTCGTCGTAGGTAGCGAAACCGGTCTCGATCACCTGTCGAAGGGCTTCGGAAGCCCTTTCGACCGTGACCCCGAGGGCTTCCGCAAGCGTCGGGATCGGAAGCCGGAAGACTCCGATAGACGATGCGCAGCTCTCCGGGCCGTGGAGGAGGTAGCAGAGCACGGCGATGGCGTCGGTGTCGCCCGCGAGGGTCAGCATGACCTCCCCCGTCCAGAGGTTGTCGTGGACCTGGCGGTAGCTCATTCCGGATTGCTCCCTCGCCTGTGCAGCCGCAGGCTCATGGCCTTCCAGAAAGCCACCTCCGCCCGCCGAGCGGCTCGGCAGGGTCCAGGGGCAAAGACGTCTGCGGCGTCCGCCATGAGGGCCGGGAGAACCGTCTCCGCGCAGCGGCCGCAAGCGCCGACGAAGGCCCCGCTCCGCCAGTACGAACCGCCGCGCCAGTACGCGGTGGCATCAGAACCGCAGAATGAGCACCCGGAGGCTATCGCGAAGCGGTCGTGAACGTGGCCGGCCCATCCCCGGTCGCGATCCTCTTTCGTGACCCTCACGTGGCACGCTCCCGGATCCGCCGTTCTTCGTCGCGCGTCGCTTGGCGCTGGCGCGCCTCGACCCATCCGCGGAGGAGGGCGACGACGACGGCCGCCTTCGTTTCCCCGTGGAGCTTCGCTTGGCGGCCGAACTCGGCGGCGAGGTCGGCGGGTAGTCGGACGTTGAGCTGTTCGGTTCCCATTGTCCAAGCCTATAGCTAGCTAAGGGGTCTTGTCAAGGGCGGCCACCCGGCCTCTCGCCTCTTCGCCGAGGAATCTAAGTAGATGCGCGGCCAACGCCTCGAGACGTTCGGCCGACAGATGCGTCCCGCCGCCGCCGATGAAGAGCTCGACGCCGTCGTCCGCCGGAATCGTCGACACCTCATCTCCTTGCCGATCTGGACGCGGGTGCATCATCATGAGGCCCTCGCCCCACCCTTCGTCCTTCGGGCGCCTGAAGTCGTACGTCACGGACCCGCTCCGTACCCGATGAGCCCGCGGACGGCGGCCTCGAGCCCTGGTGTCGGCCCGCCGCGGTGCTTCGCCGAGGACCACGCAGTCGACGAGCGGCCCATGAGCTCGCCCATGTCCCCCTCGCGGAGCCCGTTCGCGGCGCACCACGTCGCCACGGCGGCGCGGAGCGTCAAGCCCTCGTCCGCCAGGCGGCGCGCCAGCCGGGCGGCCGTGGACGTCCTCGCCGGTGCGCCGCCGGAGTAGCCCAGGAAGCGCGCAAGCTTGGCTGCCGATCTCGGCCTGACGTCCTGGAGCGCGGCGTAGGTCGACGACCTGCCGACACCGGCGCGCCCGCCCAGCTCGCGGCGGTTCACCCGGCGGTCGGCGCAGTAGGCCGCGACGACCACGGCGAGCGGTGCCGACCCGTCGAGGATCTGCACCGCGATCTCCTCCGTGCTCAGCATGACGGACCCTCGTCGACTTCCATGGCGAGAGCAAGGGCCTCGACCTTTTCCAGGTTCACCTCGTCGATGATTTTCCGGATTGAAGCTCCGGGCACGGCGAAGACCGCATGCCTTGCGGCGCCCATGTAAGCCTCCATCATTACCTTCTGGTCTTCGGCCGTGGCGCACACGTAGCACGCGACGTAGGCGAGCATGTCCGCGGCCACGATTCGGACCTCACCCGATGAAACGCGCCCGTCGCGCCGGGCGCCGTGGCTCCGCAGGTACGTGAGCGCGCCGCTCCAAGTCTTCGTCGGCAAGTTGAGCGACATTGATACTTGACCCATCTCGGTCTCCTTCTGTCGGTTGACGGTCGGTCGACTGAGTAGAACCACCAGAGGGGGCTCCGTCAAGGCGAGCGGCCTAGATGCGGTCGGGCTGAACCCGTAGGCCGCGACGCGCTTGCGGGTGAGCTTCTCGACTCGCGCGGCGACCTCAGCGGGATCCGCGTCGAGTGCTGGCCACTCGCCGTCGAGCTGTGCCAGGGCGAAGGCTGGAGAGACGCCGAGTCCAGGGCGATCGGGGCCGGTCATTCGGCACCGTCCGAGAGTCGCGGGTCGTCCGGGTCGGAGATCCCGCGACGCGCGAGGGCAAGGGCACGACCGAGAGACGTTACCTTGTCGTCGGCCTTGGCCCTCTCGTCCACCTTGGCGCGCAGCTCAGCCTTGAGCGCGCGGATCTCCTGAGTCAGCTCACCGACGGCGGCGTCGCGCTCTGCCCTGGCGCCCTCCAGGGCGACGCTCAAGCCTCGCGCGTTCCCGCGGAATGCAGGGGCAAGCCTCCGGAGAATCTCTCGGTCCGTTCTCATCGGGTCACCTTCCGATCCCACGGGCTCGGCAGCAGCGGCCCGCCAGGTGCCTTGTCGATCACGCAACCCTCGACGTCGCGGTGGTGGACGTGGCGGGTGGCGCGCGCGGTGGCCTCGGTCGGCCGGTAGGCGGCCTGGAGCCAGGCGCCGAAATTCACCGCGATGGCGACGCCGCCGTCCGGCTCGTCGTCCTCGTAGACGTGGGCGGGGTTCGGCTCGTCCGCCTCGGGGAGGTCGGCGCAGGCGCGGCCCAGGGTGGCCAGAGCGGCCGAGACGGCGTTGTTGTCGGCGCGGTCGTCGGTGAGGACGGCGTAGGCCTTGCGAATGCTCAGGACTTCGAGGGTGGTGGTCGTGATGTTGATCATGGCGTTTCTCCCGCGTCTGCCGGTCGTCTATCGCGCCGCTTCCATCTTCATTGCGGAGCGGCAGGCCCCCATGGTCGGATAGTAGGCGCGGCGGTCGTCGTTGTGCCGGGCGTTCCATCCGCCGTTGGCATCCTGGGTGTATTCCCACCCGCCGGCCCAGCAGCGCCCGGTGGTGGTCATGTCGGCGGCGGTAGGAGTAGCATGGGTCGCGGTGGTCGTCATGGTCTTTCTCCGGGTCGGTTGCGGTCTGTCTTGACCGTGAGATCAGTATACAGGACTTCCGAGAGGAGTCAAGAACTTTTGTGAGATTTGTCCAAAAAAGATTCGAGAACGCGGAAAGGCGGCGGATCTACGCGACCCGCCGCCCGAAAGGTGCCAGGCCGGAAGGGCTCAACAATCCCCGCCGGGAGGATGAGCATGGCACGGGCGACGGGTGGCCGTCAAGCGTACCGCGTCCGCTTGCGCATGGCGCACCAGTCGACCCACTCGCTGATGCCGTGGTCGGAGACCAGGTTGAGCTTCGGCCGGCGCATGGCGCGCCACAGCTCCTTCGCGCGCGGGTACTTTGTCGAGGTGGTGGCGTCCGCCTGAAGCGTCACCAGCGGCCAGACGTGACGCCAGGGGGCGGGCCATCCGGCGACCAGGTCCGGGACGAGGTCGGCACCGAGCCGGTACCGCCGCGCGGACGGGAAGAAGCGCTCGAGCTCGACGACCGCTTCGCCGTCGCAAAATCTCGGCGATGCCAACGTGATCGGGGTCACTTTTTGGCGGTCCGAATAGGCGAGGACCCCCTTGAGTCGCGCGGCGAGCCCTCCGACGATGGGGCCGGCGAGGCTGTGACCGACGAGAATCACGCGTTTAGATCCGAACCTGACCAGGTCGAGGAAGTCGCGTTCTAGAAGCATCTTCCAGGCGTCCCAGGCCGCAATGTCGAATCCTTCGCGGAAGACCCCCCGGACCCCCAGGGGGGTCACGCACCCGGGTTTCAGATTGTAGTCCTTCCAGTCGTCGGAGTGGTTCGTCCCCGGGATCGGCACCCAGAGCACGTCACCGAGCCGCGCCGTGAAGAACTGGACGCCGCGCCCACTGGGGTCTCCGAACCACTCCAGGCCGCGCCACCTCTGCGCGTTGAGGGTGACGGCCACGCGCGCGCGGTCCGTCGTCGTCTTCGCCGAGTAGGCGAGCTGTATCAGGCTCGCCGCGGTGCTGAGGTCGTCGAATTCCGGCTTGGTCATGGCGTTTTCTCCCGGGTTGGTTCGTTCTTGCCGTGTGCCCAGTGTACGCCCGCGGACGAATCTAGTCAAGGGTCGTCGGCGTCCGGACGCGGTCCGCCGAATCTTTTTTGGACAAATCTAGCGAAAGTTCTTGACTCTCCCGCGGACTCCTGTATACTTATCTCACGGTCGGGACAGAGAGACCGCCACCACCCAGGAGAAAAACGCCATGACCCAGCTCGACACCCAGATCGCCTTCCTCGACGCCCTTCTCGCCGATCCGGAGCGCCGCCTCCCGCGACTCGACGCAACGTGTGAGACCCGGACCGTCGAGTCCGTCCTCGGCCGGCCCGTCAAGAGCATCGAGGACGCCTTCGCCCCGACGCCGAGGGCCACCCGGTAGGCCGCTCCTCTCAGGGGAGCCCCCTCCGGGGGTTCCCTCGAGCGAACCGACCACTTACGACCGACCACGGAGGGCGACATGGAGCACATGAGCGACAATCGGGCCAAGGATTACGCCAAGTACAACCGCAGGAACGGGAAAGACCCCCTGCACCTATGCGGCTCCCATTCGGCCGAAATCAAGGCCAGGGTCCGGTTCTGGTATGGACACCTGACGCGTGACCGGTTCCCGGAGTTCTGGTGCCAGGTGGAGAGGATCACCGGCGCAGCGCCGGCCGCGGGAGGAGCGACATGAGGTACAGAGGCCCATCGATTAACCGACCAGTGACCGAGAAGGATGGCGTCGTTAGAGCCGTATTCTGCCCAGTCGGCAGGCCGACATGCTTCGATAGCAGGGATCCCAGCGCAAGGTGCTATCGCTTCGGGCGCTTGCGCTCATCCGGCGAGGAGGTCGTCTGCATCCGCGACAATCCTGACCTTGACGGCCCGCAGGCATCCGATCTCTTCGACGTCCTCGACGTCCTGCCGGGTCGCGTTGCGGACCTGGCCGCGGCGGAAGCGGCGAGAAGGAGAAGGCTAGGAGAATCGGAATGAACCTCTCGAACCGCCGCCGTACCTTCCTCGTCGGCGTCGAGCGCACCGGCGGGAACGTCGAGGTCGCCGCGAAGCTCCTGGACGCGGGAGAGGTCCGGATCAACTGCCACGGCGATCAGGTGGAGACCGGCTTCGACTCGTGCGACTACTGCTGGCTTTGGCTTGACCGGGCGGGCATCGTGACGCACGACACGTGCAAGCGATTCGCCACCGGAGAGCTGCAACTGAAAATCAAACCGCAGGGGAGAACTCCCTCGGTCTGATATTGAACTCCCTCCAGAAGCCCACCTTAATCCCGCCGCTATCTCACCCCATATCCGCAAGAATCCCGCCCCGGCCGATGGTCGGGGCGGGATCCCACCTTAGCCGCCGCCTGCCGCGACTTCCTCTTCTTCGTCGTCGTCGTCGGGATCGTCTCGATGGGTGTAGCGCTTCATGGGTTCACTCCTTCCGCTCTATCGTTTCGAGCCGCGCCCTTAGGGTTCCGACGTGGCCCTTCGTGTTTTGCGTCCTCACTTCGAGGACGTTCATAGAGGATTTCAGCTCGCCGATCATGAACATGATTTTCCCCTCGACCGCTTCAAGTCTTAAGCCGGAAGCTTCGCCCTTTTCGAGGGTCTTGACTCTCTCGATGAGACGACCCACCTGGACGGAGTTTGCCTGCTGCGCCCCCTGGACCTCATGGAGCGTCCCGGAGATCTCCCCGAGGCGATAGTGCATCACCGCCGCCTGGGCGATGACGGTGCCCACGATGACGATTACCGGCATCCATCTCTGGAGCCCGGCGAACGGGCGAGGCGAGGTGGTTGTTGATTCTGTCATGCCGTAGCCCTGTAGGTTCGTGGCGGAAGGTGCTCGCCGAGGGACATTCGGAAGCGCAGGTCTCCCGGCCTTGCCTCCGACTTGTCGAAGGCGTCGAGCGTGACGATGTAGAGCGGGTTGAATTCGAGCCGGAGCTGACGCCACGGCCCCTCTGGAGCGAGGTCGGCCGTCACCACCTCGAGGACGCGCTCATCCGCCGGGATGAGGATCTCCCCGGCGCCTGGCGATCCAGACGAGATCTCGGTGAGCTGCTCGGCCGCGGTCGGCGTCAGCGTCCCCTGGCGATCCTCGACGAAGGCGCGGACTGGGTACTGAGCCGCCGAGAAGAGATCCCGCGGGATCGGCCTGGATAGCTGCCAGTGGGTCCGGACGGTGTCGTCGAGGCGGATGCGCCAGACGTCGACCGTCGGCCACTCGGTGAACCAGTCGACCGGATCGCCGGCGGCCTCGACGGCGAGCAGGTGGCGCCAGTCGTCGGACTCGACGGCCCGGCCGCTGAAGTCGAAGGTCTGGCGGAAGAAGGCGGGTGCGAGTCGGTTCCCCGGCGCCCGCTGCCGGAGCGTCGTCCCGGCGCCCGTCGGGATACCGGCGGGCTGAGCCGGCGGGGTCGCCGCCCACTCCGTACCGCTGCCGGCCATCTGGCGCCCGCCGATGTAAGGCGGTTCCCGCAGAATCGGGAGGTCCGTCCAGGTGAGAGGGCCGCGCTCTATCATCGTCCTGCCCTCCTGAAGGCGAGCTGATCGGCACCGGGCGCCGGAGTGGCAGGCGCGGTGTCGAGGGCGGCGGCGACGCCGTCGAGCTTGCCGGCAAGCGGGACCGTCGCGCGCAGGACGCCGTCTACTCCGGCGTCGATAGCGTCGAGGCGCCCCTTGAGGACGTTGAGATCTGCACCGGAGCCGGCCGGTGCGCCACCTGCGCCCGGGAACTGGGCCCGGCCCAGGGCGTCAGCGAGGTCTCCGGCGTCGGCCGCCGCTCGTTCGAGTCGTCTCATGATGTCAAGCCTACCACTACGGCACCTCGGGGTTCACCTGCTCTTGAGCGTCGGCGAGCTCGCGAGCTGCAGAAGCGGCGTCCCGGAGATTGTTCGCGAGCTGCTGAGCCGCCGCCGCCGCGCCGTTCAAGCCGTCCGTGACCCCTCCGATCTCGGAGCGGATCTCGCCCAGGGCCTCGCGGCCCGCCTGTGATAGCTCGCGGAAAGCGCCCGACACCTTGCCGACGTCCTCCTCGATCTGGCCCATGGAGCGGGAGAGCTCCTCGGAGAACGCCTTCGCGAGATTCGAGACCCCCTCTTGAGCTGTAGTCGCGACGTCCGCCACCTGACCGAGGAGGTCGACGAGCTTCTCGGCGTCGGCCGCGCCACCACCGAGCGGGTCCTCGAAGCCCTCCAGGACGTCGAGCAGCTCCTTCAGCCGCGAGGCGAGCTCTGGAGCTCCCAGGGCGGTCAACGCGTCGCTGATCTCCCGGACGGAGCCCGACACCGGCTCGCCCTGCTCACCGATGCGCTCCAGGGACCCCGCCGTCGAATCGGCGAGCGGCTCGATCCCGTCGAGACCTTCTTTGAGCTTGGCGAGCTGCTCGGCGATCCTCTCCAGGGCTCCGCCGTCGACGAGCTCCTGGACCTTGGCAGCGCCACCCTCGGCGGCGGCGGTGAGTTCCGGAAGGCCAGCGACGAGCTCGTCGACGAGGGTCCTGGTCGAGTCGAGCGCCACCTTGACGGACTCAAGGCTGCCGGCCAGCGGCTCGAAGGCGGTGCCGGCGGTGCCGGCGGCCTCGCCGAGGGCCTGGATCTGCCCCGGGAGCTCCTCCGGGACGGCGACCTCGCCCAGTCGCGCCGCGGCGTCCGCGACCGCGCCGACCTGCGCCTCGGCCTCTCCGGCGGCCTCGGCGAGTTCACCGACACCCTCGGCGGCCTCGGCGGCGGCCTCTCCCCCGGCGGCGATCCCCTCCGACGCGTCCGCGGAGGTTTCTCCGGCGGCCTCGACGCGGTCGGCGGCCTCCTGGGCCTCCTCTTTCCACTTCCTCAGACCCTCGGCGGCCTGGTCGCTCGCCTCGCCGGCGAATTCTATCCCCTCGGCGGCGTGGCGTATCCCGTCGGCGGACCGCTCCGCCGCCTCGCCGGTGTCGGCCGCCTCACCCTTGAGCGCCTCGAGTTGCTCGCGGAGCGTCCCGGCGCCCTCGGCCGTCGAGCTGGCCGTCCCCGTCAAGGTCTCGAGCGCGCGGCGAAACTCGTCCGTCGTCTCTTTCGTGACCCGCCCGCCCTCGGCGACCTGCATATAGTACTCGAGGACCGCGGTCAAGGATTCCTGCGCCGCCGGCGGCAAGCTGGCGAAGACGGCGGCGAAGGCCTCGTTGTCGTTGACCAGGTTGCGGATCGTCTCCCCGAGCGCATCGGCGCGGTCGGACATCTGCGCCGTTGCGGCGTCGTATTCGCTGGCCGCTCCGGACGTGGCCTCGCCGAATCGATCCGCGCCGAGCTTCGCATCGTCGAGCGCGCCGGCGACTTCGAGGACGCGCTCCGGGCTGAAGGTGCCAGGATCGCCGAAACGGAGCCCTTCCAGCTCATCGCGCAGCCCGGCGACGCTTTCGACGACGCGCTCGACGGCGTCCTCGATCGGCAGACGGCCGCCACCCCCTCCACCGCCCGCCTCTCCCGCGTCGGCGCCGGCCTCGCCGATCTTGTCGAAGGCGTCGGCCAAGCTGCCGGCCAGCTCAAGACCGGCGTCGCGGACGCGCTCGAGTTGCTTGATCTCCTCGTCGGCCGCCTTCGTGACGGCGTCGACCCGCTTCTTGATCAGATCCTCGCGCTTTTGCGCGGCGTCCGTCTCGAGCTTCGTGAGCTTGTCCAGGAGGTCGGCCTCAGCCGCCTCGCGGTCAGAGCCGGCCTTCGACGCCTTCGCGTTGAAGTCTTCGACGATCTTCTCTCGCTTCTGCGCGAGGTCGTTCTCGAGCTCGACGAGCTTGTCGGCCAGCGCGCGCTCGCCTTGCTCTCGCTCCTCAGCGGACGCCGTCGCCCCCTCGGTCAGGTCCCGGAAGCCCTCCAGGGCGGTCTCCGTCGACCGCGTCACTCCGGCGGCGATGGCGTCGGCCGCGGTGCGCTCAGTCTTGACCCGCTCCTCGGCGGCGTCCACGGCCGCGCGCTGGATCTCCTCGACCCGCTTGCCCTGCTCGCGCGCGAGCCGTTCCTCCTCGCGCGTGGCCGCCTGGGCGTCGGCGAGGCGTCGCTTGACGGCCTCGGCGCGGCTCGCCTCCGTCTGTTCGACGATCTTCCGCACCTCGTCGGCGAGCCCGCGCTCGAGGTCTTCGACGTCCTCGACCTGCTCGCGGGCCGCGACGACGCGAAGCTTTTCGAACGCCTCGCGCCGCTTCGCCGTGTCATCGTTGATCCGGACGAGCTCGGCGGCAAGCTCCTTCTCCGTCTGCTCGATGGCAGATGCCGACGCTCCGGCCGCCTCGGCCTGCTCGCGAAAGCTCGCGGACGCCTTCTCAGAGAGGTCGAGGAAGCTCTTCGCCGCCCCCTCAGCCCCCTCGGCGGTCGCGTCGGTGATGCCCTGCGAGGCCAGGATGGCGCCCTCGACGATGGCCGAGAAGGCTTCCTTCCCTTGCTCCGGGAGACCCTCCAGGCGGTCGGCGAAGCCGTCAATCGCGACGCCGAGCGGCTTCAGGGCCGGCGTAAGCTTCAGGGCATCGGTGACGATCTCGCGGAACGGGCTGAGCCCTTCGATGCTCAGGTACGTCTCCCGCAAGCCCTTTGCCTGCTCTTGATTCGCGGTCAACGCGCGCGCGACGTCGTCGAGCGACGAGCTGAGAACCTCCCCGAGAGTCGCCGCCAGATTCTCAGCGGCGTCGGAGTCGGCGAGCAGGACGTCCAGGATGGACTTCAGACCGGGCTCGAGCTGCTCGGCGAAGGCTTGGCCGACACCCTCTCCGGCGGTCTTTACCTTGTCAAGAGACCCGCCGAGGGTGTCGAGCCGCTCGTCGACCGCGGTCCCGCCCACCTCCTCGAACGCCACGGCGAGGGCCTCGAGGGCTTCCTTCGTCGGCACCGCGCCGCCCTCGACGAGCTCGCGCAGTTCGCCCTGGGTGACTCCCATGGCCTCCGCCCACGCGGCCATTACCCCGGGCATGGCGTCGGTGACCTGGCGGACGTTCTCCATGTCCCGTAGGACCGGGCCCCCGGCAACCTGAGAGAGGCCCAGCATGGCGCCCTCGAGCTGTGCGGTGCCGGTGCCCAGCGCCGTCGCGGCGGCGTTCAAGCCCTCGAAGATGCGTTGGGTCAGCTCGAACCCGACATCCGTTCCCTTGACCGCGCCGGCGAGCTTGATGAAGCCGGGCGTCAAGGCGGAGACCGGCTTCGCTAAGCGATCGGAGACCCCCGCGAGGAATTCTCCGGCGGCTGCGGCTCCGTCGTATCCTCCGGCGACCTGGCGGAGCGCCGGCTCGAGGCCTTCCAGCGCGGCGCGCGTCTTGATCGCGGACGCCGCTCCGGAGACGACGGCGTCGAAGAAGCGCTCCACCGCGCGCGCAGCAAGGTTCCCGATGAAGCTCTGAACGGATCCGGAGAGGTTCTTGAATGCGGAGTTGAGCTTCCGGACGGAGCCGGCGCCCTTCTCCAGGTTGCGGACCTCTTTGCCGGCTCGCTTCGCGGATCTCCGAAGCTCCTTCAGGCCCTGCCGCGCCAGGCGAATCTCTTCCCTGGCCGCCTTCGTCCGGGCCTTGATGACGATCGGATCATCGACGTCCTCGGTGAGTCGCTTGAAGGCGTCGCGCATGGAGCGGAGCGATCTCTTCGCCCCGTCTACGTCGATTTCGACCGGGTCCGCGCCCAGCGCCTTCGCGCGCTTGGACGTGTCGGCGATCTCCGCCTGGAGGTCGTCGAAATCGCCGAGGAGGTTGTCGAAGTCCCCCTCGGCGATCAGGACTAGCTTTTCATCGGCCACAGCGCCTCCGCGCTACGGCGCCGGATCGACGAGAAGCGCGTCGGATGCGGTGATCAACTCGATCGTCAGGTCAGGAGCGGCAAGCGACGGGTGCAGGGTGGCGTTGACCGGAAAGAGGTTCCTCCCGGCCCCGGGGTTCACCTGCCGCGGCGAGTCGACGTTTTGCATGTTGACGGCGACCAGGACCATTCGCGTCTCGACGGCCGCGACGGCCTCTTCGCCAATCGGCACCGGTGAGATGACGGGCTGACCGTTCTCCGTCGTGATGACCATGGCGACGTCGGCGCTCAGCTCGAGGAGGTTGTGCAGCGTCTGCGTCTCCGGGCCGTAGACGACGGACGCCGAAACGCCGAGCGCGCGGACTCCGGACTCCGTCACGGTTCCAGGCCAAGGGCTTCCGACGCGAGTCTGAGCCGGTCTCGGCGGAGTATGAGTGAGGGCGAAGGTTTCCACCTCGACGTTCACCTCCTCGCCGAGGTCGCCAAAGAGGAACGTGGCGAAGATCTCCGACAACGGCCCCTCGTCGGCGATGACGCGGGCAAACTCCGGACGCTCGCGGGCGATGGTCCACTGCCGGCGAGCCGTGATCGCCACGCCGGAGAAGCCCGCCACGTGCTTACGCATCATCCGCATGCTCGTGTCGTTGACGACCTCGGCGATGACGTAGGGATCACCGGCGTCGTCGAGGACGGTCATGCCGGCCTCGAGGGATGTCGCCCAGTCGCTCACAACTCCGGTCCAGAGATTCGCGGACGGGGCACACGTGGCGGTACTGACGAGCGGCAGGGAGTCCCCAGCCTCGAAGTCGGTACCGGCCGTAGTGGCCAGCGTTCGGAGAACATTGTCACCGAAGAGCAGCCCGTCATGGCTCGACAGGGCCTCGTCGAAAAGCGGCCGCCCTTCGGCTGATTCTCCGGACCGCAACGGAAAGGTGACGGACGCATCTCCGAAGGCTCGCATCACCTCGATTCCAGAGAAGGCGCTGGGGAACGGGAGGACAAGCTCGAAGGATGTCTCTGCGACGGTGTCGACCTCAAACTCCACCGCCGCCGTGGCGACGGTGTCGAAGAACGCGACCCAATCTCCGGGAAAGAGGATCTCTCGGAAGTCGACCGAGCCGGGAGTCGACGAGGCAACGCTCGTCGATGCGGCGAGCGTGTTGACGAGGTCGAGCACTTCGATGCGTCCAAGGGCGGCCCTGGCATTCCACACTCCGGGCGACTCCTCGTCTACGATCTCGAGGGTCATGTCGCCGGAGGTTCCGGGTCGGTTGCGCTCGCGCCGGCGAGCCTTCGGGTAGCCCAGGACGTAGACGCTCGCGGACGCGTCGCCCGTACCGCGCGCTACGGCGTCGCCCCAATAGCTCGTTTTCCCTCCGGAGATCGTCAGGACGGCCGTTACCAGGGACTGCTCAGCCCAGGTGAAAACCGCGTTGGCCACCCAGCAGTCGAAGAAGATCTGGCCGCCGTTCAAGTCGTCGTTCCACATCTCGAAAGTCAGCGGGACCTTTTGATCGGTCGTCTTGTCGGGCGCAAGCTCCAGGTGGAAGGCGCCCGTCGGCGCGGCGGGGTCTGTGGCCGGAGAAAGCGCGGTGATGTCGGCCGCTCCCTGGATCTGCGCCAGGAGCGTCTGTGCGTCGGAGACTCGAAGAGTGAGGTTCAGGTCCCCTCCGACGGTGACGGATCCGCGTACCGGCGGAGCGGTCTGCGAGCCCGTGGAAAGCTCCGGGTTTGGGATCTGCCCCGGGGTCATCGCCAAGCTCGAGGACACCATGCCGGCTTGGAATTCCATGAGCGTAGCGGGAATGCCTACCTCTGCCTGCGGCCCCCATCTGACCAGTCCGTTAGAGAGGTTGAAATCACCGAGTGCCATCGCTTACTCCTTCCGTTGCCTTCTTGATCTTCTTCGCGCTCGCCTTCGCCGTGGCGGGCTCCGGCTTGCCGTCGCTCTTCGTCGCTCCGCCGCCGGTCTTCCCAATGGCGGCGGCCGCCAGTGTCTCGGCCTTCGACGCGACCGCGGGCGGATCCGGGATCTTCACGACGGAAACGCTGTGCGTTTCTTCGAGTCTGTCGGCCTGCGCTTCGTTCAATGGGAGATTTCGCGGGGTACCCTTGGCGAGCGTAAACGCCGCGCCGCCGCCGGCGTCAACGTTGACGCGCGCGGCATGCCCTGTCCATGTTACGGTATGACTCATTTCTACCTCACGGGTTTTCTAGGCCATAGCGGAAGCGCTGGCGCGCGCCGCCTGAAAGCCGGTAGTTGGCGGTGATGGCAAGGTTGACTCGAACCTCGAGCGCATCTTCGTCTAGCGGTTGCGCCATGACGACGGCCTCGAAGTCGACGAGCTGCTCGACAAACTGCAAGCCAGGGCGAAAGAGTCGGGCGTTTTGACCCTCTCCCATGTGCAGAAGGTGCTCGTCCCAGACTCCGCCGATGGAAGTCTCAGGCCCTACAATAGGCCTCCGGAAGACGTCGAAGACGTAAAGGGTCGTCAACGCGACCAGGTCGGAAACGCCTCCGACGCGGTTGTCTGGATCGACGGAGGAGAGGGCGACGATCCCGTGAGGGATCCCCGTCTCTCGAAGTGGTTCGACGGCGTTCGCCTGGTAGAATCTGCCGCCAAGCCATGACGCGATGACGGCGTTCTCCAGGACAATCTCCGCGGTAACCTGCCGGAGGTAGTCCGGCAAGCCCTGGAGGATTCCGGCCGCGCCGAGTCCGCTCGCTGGCATCTTTACCTCCCCACCCAGAAGCCGACGAGTCCCTCGGAGACTTCCTTGCGGAGCCGCGGGTTGGGGCTCGCATGCGGGCGCGACGGGACCGATACGCCGCGAGCGGCGAGGCGAGTTGAGCTCGCAACGATTCCCTGGCTCAGTAGCGCGTAGAACATGAGCGGCACGCCCTGCTCGTCGAATCTCTTCGGCAAGATGCGAGTCGTGATCTCGGCGACGTTCAGGGCG